TGATACCAGATTCCGTGGAAGAAGGAAATAAGGGAAGCAAGTCGTCCCGGTCCTAGAAAGTTAACGGATGGATTGGCAAGGTTAATTTACGGAAAGAATGGAAGGTTAGAGGGTCATACACCAGATGCGGTGATGGCTTTATGGATGTGTGAATTGGCTATTAAAGGCATGAACAAAAAAGGACTTGCTTATGTTAGTTGGGATTACATATAGAAAAGGTTATATACATCAAGCACCTACGAAACATCCAACTAGACTATGAAAAAGAGAACGAGGTTGGAAATTTATGGAATTAGCACAGCTACCAAAGAGAGCCTTAAAGAGATTGCTAAGGCGGAGAATGTTCCCACAGGCGTCTTAGTGGAGCCAGTTCTTAGAAGATATGTTCGGGAGTATCATGGGCGATAAGAAGACACGGTACAAGATTCCGAGTGGAGTAAAGGAGGAGGCTCGGAGGGGCAGGACTTTGAGAACGATGCATGGATATGGTGGCGGGAAAGTCACGAAGGCGATAAATTACCGATTAAGGGTTCAGAAGGATGTAGGATATGGGACTGCGGTAAAGATAGATACTTATTACAGGAGGCATGAGGATGTAGACCCTAAGGGTGAGAATTTTGATAATCGTAAACGTCCTAGTAAGGGATTGATAATGTGGAAGATGATGGGTGGCAATGCAGGTCATAGTTGGAGTAAGAGGCTTAAAAAAAGTTTAGATGTGATTCAGAAAAAGGAAAGGCTTAATAAGATAAATCAAACATTGGAGGAGATACATGGCATGGTACGATAGGATAATTGGGCGTAAGCCGATACGGAAGGTTTCGGCATTGGAGGAGATAATCTCCAGAGATTCGGCTCAGGTATTGAAGGAGGCAAGGACACCAGTTTATTCTGCGATGGGTGCTATGGGTTCTTTTGAGGATTCGATACTACCTCCAGTGGACCAGAATTATTTAGAGCAGTTAGCAGACAGGTATTCACATCTTAGGACAGTTATCACTCGTATTGCGTCACAGGCAGTAGCTAAGGGGTGGGAATACCACGCTGTTGGTGATACTGGCGACAAGGAGGAGAGAAAAATCTTAGAGCGTCTTTTGAAAGACCCGACAAGTGGAGATGCAGATATTTCGGGTATGGAATTATTTAAGGCAATGATTAGACAGTTAGAAGTGTTTGATGATTGTTGGGTAAGTATTGTTTATGATAGGATAGAGGGTAGTGAGGATAAGTTAGTAAAACAACTTTGGATAGAAGATGCGAAGCACATGCGATTTCATGTGGACGAGTATGGTAGGTTCAAGGATGACGAATGGTTTGACACAGTTACTCGTAAGTTGGTAGATGGTAAGGATGCTGAGACGGAGGGAGGATTCCCTGCGGAGAAGGTGGCTTATTTCTATGACCAAGGTACAGATAAGGACAATATTCCTTTTGCAAGGGATGAGATGATTCATTTTAATAAATACAGTGCGAATGCAAGGTTGTATGGGCAATCGCCAATTATAGGTCTTTCTAAGAAAATCGAAACAGCGCTCGCCATTGAGAATTTCCAAAATAAGATTTACAAATTAGAGAGACCACCTAAGGGTTTCTTGGATATTCCCGGTCATGATGAGGAGAGTTTGAATCGGCTTGGGGAATACATAGCAGAGGAAACTCGAAGGAATCCGAACTTTGTTCCGATAATTAGTAGTCGAGGTGAGGGTGTATCGGCAGGTCAGGCCAAGTTTGTACCAGTTATGCCTAACATGGATGAGTTGATGGCGTTGCCTTACATGGAGCGAATTAATAATGATATTAATGCATCTTATGGAGTAATGCCGATTGTTACAGGAAGTACGACAGGAGTAGGCGGATTAAATTCGGAAGGGGAACAGATTTCGCTTTTTGATAGGACAGTTCTTGAAACGCAGCAATGTTTGGAGATGGGGTTCCTTAGACCGTTGATGAAGTTAATTGGAATAGAAACATGGAAGGTCAAATTTGCAGATATCAATACAAAGAATGAGCAACAAGCATTGGCTAACATGTTACAGAAGGCAAATATAATTACAGTATTAAACAAGGTAGGAATCAAAGCTACGTTGGACAAGGATGGTAATTTGGTTCTTCCAGAGGAGGCTACGGTAGTAATGCCTGAGGAGTCTAAGCCTGAAGTTGGTGCATTGAAGCCGTGAGTAACTGCAAGAAGTGTTTAGCGAGTGGGATGCGCGTACATGTATTAAGTTCTGGTTTTTGTCAGGAGTGTCAGAGTGAGTTGGAGTGGAAGAACGCACCACAAGTACATAGAGGGCAGATGGAAAAGAAAGCGAGGATGCAGTATTACGAGAGGGGAGAAGCGTATGTTAAGCGAAAGTGGAAAGAAAAGTACGGTGACTCTTCGACAGAGGAAGTAGCATCTTATAGATAATGGCACTTAACTGGATAGTTTTTAATGAACCCAAGTGGAAAGACATAAGATTGAGTTTAAACCGCTATAGTCAATATTGGTATTGGGATGAGATTATTCAAGAGGCAGTATGGGAATGGGCATCGGAAATAGAAGATACGGCACAACAATATTTAAATGATAAAGTAGACAATGTAACTGGAAAGTTAAAAGATTCTATTTATGTGGTTGTTGATGAAGATGGGGACTTGGCAATTAAAAGTCGGCATAGGGCTGCTCAATTAATAGACAAAGGCGGCGAGTCTCCGTTTCCAAGTTGGACTTCTCCAACAATCAAAGAGTATGCCGAGCATTACGGTATAGAGCCATTTGTATTAGCAAGAGGAATTTTTAAGAATCAACCTTTTTCAGAAGCTACTAATTTTGCACGGAATGCTTTAATGTATCATATGGACGATATTAAAGATGAGATTTACGCGATTGCCAAAAGAAGACACAGCGAAGGTTATTAGTTTCCGGAAAGTTTTATTTGTTTATATACACGTAGTTAATCTTAGGCCGTGGCAGATGCTAAAGATACTAAGTGGCAGGTCTATCGACCAGAGTGGTATAATGAGAGAATCTTAGAGACATTTATTTCTTCACCTATCATCGACAAACAGAACGACAAGATAGGAACTGACACAATTAAAGAGTCCATGGATTTCTATATGAAATACGGGGTTTATTCATACAAGCATGAGGAGATGCCAGTGGGCTTACCTCTTGCATATAAGGTTAAAGACGGTAAGGTTAAGATTAGAGTTGGAGTACACAACAAGCTTCCTATGCATGACAGAGTATGGGAAGAGATGAAGATTTACGGTGACAAGGGCGGCTCCTCTATTAGAGGGGAAGCTGAGAAACAAGAGAAGGTCTGCGAAGGAGAAGTCTGCCACAACAACATCTCCGAATTGTCTCTTTGGTCCGTATCATGGGTTGGCAACAGACCAGCTAACCCAGAAGCTACAGTTACAGAAGTAGCGGCAGCAAAAGAAGTAGAACCTATTAAGGTGACAAAGCAAATAACTTTAGATGAAGTAGAGGGAATGTTAGAGAAGATAATAGAACGTAGGGGGAAAAAATATTGTCTTTTTGCTAAGAAGGATAAAAAACTATTAGGTTGTCATTCTACGCGCGCAGGTGCAGTAAATCAAGAGAGGGCAATCCAAGCTAGAAGATTTAGTAAGATGAACAATGATTTGGATGAGATGCTTTCCAAGATGAGATTAAAACGTATTGATAAGTTAATGTGGGACATAGCAGGTTTTAGTAAATGTTCAATTAAGAAGAATCTTTCAATAATGAAGAAGCCAAAAAAGCCCCAACATTACGGCGGTGGTAAAACTCCAGCAGGTAAAAAACCAAGAAGAGACCCTCCAGGTAAAACGCAATGGAATAACTGTCTTCAGAATGCAAGAAGATTAAAAAACTATCAAGGAGGTCCTATGACTGCAAATCCGAAGAGGTTTTGTGGGGCGCTTTGGTATGATTACCAGAAGTTTGGCCACAAAGATGCAGGTTCAGACCGCTCGCCTAATCCTCCAAATAAACATCCGCCAGGGTCAGGTGGAAAAGAACCTGGCAATGTAGAAGATATTAGTGGTTATAAATTTAGAACTAGAATGTTTGAATCAAGTAATTATAATCCTAAAACATTAAATCCTAGAAACATAGATGAGATATTAAGCCGTGGTGGAAAGGGTAAAAAGGGTAAAAAACGTTAGTTTCCGGAAAGTTATGGTTGTTTATATAGCCTTTTACACATAAACAGACATGACAGAATGCACTTGTGGTGGCAATCACGCTAAATCTGAGGACGAAGAAATCGTCGCAACAGAGGAAGTAGAATTAGCTGCTGGATTAGAAGAGCCAGTTGAACTTGGTAAGGAAGAGGCACTTATGAAAGATATGGAAGCCACACTTGCTAAGCTAAAAGAAGTTCTAGCTTACTTAGAGGACATGGGCGAAGAAAAGGCCGAGGACGAAGAGGAAGAGGAACCAGAAGAAGAAGAAGAACCTGAAGAAGAAGCTGAAGAAGAAGAGGAAGAAGAAAAAGCAGACACCGTGGATGAACTTCACAAAGCTGTTAAAACTCTTAAGAAACACGGCATTGGTGTATATACTGGAAAGAAAACAACTCCAGCACCAAAAAATGACACTCCTAAAGCAGAGACCGTTGATTGGATGAACGTAGAAAAATCATGGGAAGAGCTTGACAAAATAGTAGGGGAGAATTAAATATGGAATTTGAAGAATATATAAACGCCTATTATGGCGGAACGCTAGGTATCTCCAAGAGATACGGAATAGA